CAGCTGATGTGGGTAAAGTTTCTGGGTTGGCTGACGCTATTTCATTTTCTACAATAAAATTCCTAAAAGTCAGTGAATCAGATTTATTAAAACTTTTGATAATTTTTGCTGCAAGTACTTCCCCACTTTTTCGATTTCTTTGTATTTCTAAAGAATATTCTATTGTCTCACCCTCGGCATGAGTATGCTCTAAGTCTTCAACTTTAATTCGGGGGATGGAGGCACTATCGCTAGTCTTACCTTCGAACTCATCCGTTCTCATATTCGCATGATCGTAGATATAACCTTGATTGAATATTACCTTAATTGTATTGTTCTCCTGTTTTATCTCTGGGAAGAAGGGAGTTGAATACAAAATAAATGAAGCAGCGTTTGCTCTATTAGTTTGAATGTGGTAAGTTTGCGATAGCGGGTTTTGTGGGTCTTCAGCCATTACTTACATAGGATATTTATAACCTCTCCGTTTTCTCCAAAAAAGTAGAGATGGTCAAAGTGGTTAAAATTGTTGTAGTTTATGCATTTAATCTCTTTCTCTGGAGAATCAGGAATCCTACCTAAGAAATATTTTTTTCCTCCAGCCTTCAGGCTGCCATCAGGCCAGAGGAATTGCTTCTCTGCGAAAAAACAATCTTTTAGCTGAGTGTTATGCCACGTTTCGATGTAAGCAAATTCGTTATCGAAATCATGTCTTTTGGTTTCGATTTCTAATTTCTTTTTAACAATCGTTTTCACTAAAAGATTTTATAGAAAAAATATATAAAAATCAATTATTCTTTTTCTTCTTTCTCGTCTTCCTTATACTTGCCCTCTTTTTTCATCTTTTCGATGATGGCTTTTTGTAATGCTGGGGGCAGTTTCTTTTGTTTTTCAGTGAGTTCTCCCTTGCTGTCGTCCATCATCATGGCTCGCATTTTACCATATTGCATAGCACAAGCACCGTAAGTTTCCTTATCGCCCATCCCAGCGGTATTTGTAAACATTTCATCGTCCATAGCACACATGTTCATGTAAGACTTGTAAACTCCAGCTTCTGCTTGAGAATATTTCTTGGCGATGGTGACTTCCATTTCTCCAGCATCATTGACGCTGGCCTGACTTTCTAAAGGATTTTCAAAATTGTCCATAGTATAATTGGGTTATACTATTATAATACACTATAAACACAAATTAATGGAAAAAGTAGCTTTTTTGAACTTAACAATCAATTCTTTTTACCACAATCGCATTTGGGAGGAGTTTTTCAATCAGGGAGACAAGGACTGTTTTAATCTTTATTTGCACTCAAAACATCAAACTAAGCACCCATTCTCCAATCACTGCATAAAAAATACCGTTCCAACAGCTTGGGGTCACTTTTCATTAGTGGAAGCTACAATAGAGTTAATGAAAGCGGCTCTAGAGGATAAGGAGAACGAATACTTTACCTTGATTAGCGATTCTCATTTCCCCCTGTATGATTTAGATACCACGGTAAATCTGATAAAAAAAAGGTATAAAAAAACGACTTTTACCAAGCACTTTAGCTTCCACACAAAAGTTAAGAGCCAAAAACTTTTTAAGGAGGGGGTAAAAGGTTACGATTTTGGCGAGTATAATGCTGTTTGTCAGTTTTTTGTTTGCCGAAGAAAAGATGTGGAAGTATTTATTGAGACTTTCGATCACTGGTCTCAGTTCTTTGAGAAAGAAAAAGTTATCTTTGCTGATGAGTTTTATTTTTGGGGAATAGCCAAGCAGTTAGGAATGGACTTCGAAATGGGCCAAGCAACCACTTATTCTGATTGGAGTGTTAGAAAAGACGAGAGAGGTCAGCAAGATAGGAACCCAATGGTTTTTAGAACATTAACAAATCACATGCTTGATTCTTATCGTAATTCAGGGTATGTATATGTTAGAAAAATTATGCCAGATACATTTATCACGGCAAATCCATTTAAATATTGATAAAATATGATAAATACAGTAGAATTACTTGGATATTATGGGTCTGATGAGGTCATCGCTTGTAGCGCATGGACTTCAACAAGTAGAGAACTAGATGAAAAGAAGAGACAGAGAATTCCGAAGCTCATCGACATGCTTTGGAGTAACGGACATGAGACACCCTTTGAGAAGGGTAGCATACACTTTCTTGTTGATTGTGATATTGCCAGTCATATACATTTGCTTAAACATAGGGTTTCTTCGCTCAATGCTGAATCGGCTCGCTACAAAGAGCTTAAGGAAGACAAAATGTTTCTTCCTGAAGATTGGCCAGCGTTTTGGCAGCGGATCTTAAAAGAGTATGCCGAAGATGGAAATAGGCTTTACCATAAATGTATTGCTGATCTTGAGCCAGAGTTAGGGCGCAAACGAGCAAAGGAATCCGCACGGTTCTTCAAGACTTACAATAGTCGTATTCAAGCAGATGTTCAATTCAACATGAGAAGCTTTGCAAATTTCCTAAAACTTAGGAATAGTGAACACGCTCAAAAAGAAATAAGAGAAATCGCTCAAAAAATGCTTGACTTGGTTAGGAATATCGAAGAGAATCCGTTTAGACATACCTTAAATAGTTGGGGTTATTAAATTATGCAAATTAAAAAAATTGAACTTCGCTCTCTTCAGCAAGTTCGCACTTACGAGTTGGAGGACGGAGATATTATTGATAACTTTGGTTCTATAGAAAGATTCCAGAAGATCCTTGATGATTCCGAACAACCTACAGAGGAGGAAAATGAAATGTTATCTAACATTCTGAGCGATTGTCCAATAGAGGAAGACAATATTATGGGTGGCATTGAAGAGTCGTTTTTTGAATACGAATAAATTCGGGCTAATACCATCATGAAATACGCATATATCAAGGCTGTTGTCAATAATGATAAGAGAGGTAATGGTGCGCTTGTCTATATTCAGATTAGTTCTGATGATGATAGACACTTTCTCTTTACAGAAAATGAACTAAAAAAAGCAGAAGCTCGCGCTGCGAAAAATCCAGAAGACCTTGAAGTGCGTGATATAACTTTTACTGAAGATTAATTCTGAAGAAATCAAATATAGATACAATCCCCTTGGCAATCTGGACGCAAATAGTGTAATAACAATTCATGAAGATTACAGGTAAGCAAGAAGTCGAAATCGAGATCTCTGATGGTCAAAGACACTTGATCGCTCTTGATTATATTTCAGAGGTATTTGATTGGGACTCAGACTACTTTATTGAGGATGGTTGGGTAATTAAGCGTGATATAGCTCACACCTCACACTCATTTGAGATCAAGAATAAAGTGAGGGAAGCGAGCAAGCGTGATCAATGCCTGTATGACATCTTCAAAACTTTGAAAAGGCAGGTTTTTTAACCGTTAAAAACGGAACCATTTCCAATGTAGCGCAAACCAGCATCATATGGAGAAATATAAAGAGACTCTGGCATGTTCAGGTCTCTTATTTTTTTATTAAACTCACGAACAATGTGATCATTTAGTTCAGAAGAATCATATGAACTATAAAAACCAGTAACTTCAGCCCTGTAGGAAACCCAATCTCCAGAGGTTGAGCTAAAATCGCAGTGAATTTCGTCTTGTTTTTTTCTTGGCATGTCTTATTTTCCTTTAGCTCTTTTGATTTGATCTGGGGTGGGCGCTCCCTTATCGCCCTTCTTTTTTTTCTTTTAGGATCTCGTCATGACGCTTCATGAACGTTTTGTGATCTGGCCCAGCCATATACAAAGTCTCTCCATCTTCTGTTGTATGAGTATGAATGCCTTTTAATCCCATCTTTTCAGCATCCTTCATTGCTTCTTCTTTTGTTTTGAAGTAATGTTTGTTTACGTCAGGAGATGCTTTTGAGAAATACAAAGTGAAATTCCCTTCGTCCATTGGGTCTCCAACGACCACAGAAGCCTTACTCTCAGCCTCCTCAAATTGAGAATAGCAAACAGCAGCTCTTTGTTTATTGTCTTCGAATTCTTCTTTATCTGAGAGGTCTACAATACAGCGACTAACAAATTTATTCCTACTTTCTCCGTTGTTCGGTGTTGGCAATGGCATATTTTAATATACACAAAAAAGTCCCAAGTTTAAACATAATTCTTCCAAATAAGGGGAAGGCCAAGTTTAAACAGGATTTTGCCAAATAAGGGGATAGAAAAATCGGCTTACGAAAAATAATATTCGACGGCATCATTCGAAATCGGAAATGAATAAGAAAAATTTAATGTGGCATTTCCGTCTAAATCATGAGAGTGGCTTGTAGATTGTAAAAAACAATTGTGAACGACTAAATTTAAATTAGGATTTGCAGAAGCTGCCCCCAATAATGTTTCAGTTATTAAAAATGTAAAGTTTCCTTTTTCAGCTACGAGGCTTGATAAGTCTAAAGTGTCCTCGACATTATTTTTAATTATAGATATTTGTAAAGATCCTTGTGCTGGCAATACGGGGTATCTTCTTTTCGCTCCTCGTTCTCCGACTCTGATAGTAGCTCTTCTTTCTATTCCTACAGATAGTGAAATAGATTGAATAGGGAAGTCGGTAGAGTTTTTTCCTTCGGTCAAAGTTGTAGTTAGAGTTATATCTTGTGGGCGAAAGATATTAAACTTGCTTGAATCTAAATCAGAATCTTGTAGTTCATCAGAACCACTAGAGCTTACAGACAAAGAATCACACTGAAATCCGTAGTTCCCACGAACAAGGTCTCCAACACTGCAATCAAAAGAGAAGTTAGTTAAGTTAGCTTTACTGAAAGTAGTTTCAGCAGTAATATCCTTCAATTTTAATGTAGACTCATCTGAACTTAAAAACTTCAAGTAGTTACCAGCTCTACCTAAAACATGATCATTGACGATGAAATCTATAGATGTATCAACGGGCTGATCTGCTGTTAGAATATAATCTTCTTGTTTGTAAGATCCAAGTTTTCTTAGCTCTTGAACATTTTTAGCGTTGTCGTAGCTGAAAGATTGAACACCCCTAATTAAAGTGCTATCAATGTAAACTTGACTCTCATGGGAGTGAACTCTCGTTGCAGAAGGCATATCTTATGTTACACAAAAAAACCCACTCCCGTAGGAGTAGGTTTATGAGTCGTGAATTTTTAATCGTTTTTACTCAATTTTTAGGCGACTTCTTTGTTCCATAAGCATTGCCTTTGCTAAAATTGCATAATTAACAATATCATCGCAAGCATCTTCGACACTTTCATTTGAGACCTTCAACTCCTTATCATTTGTGAAAGACCTAATCCTTTGAATCTTGTCGATGACTCTAAGTAGTAAGCCTTGAACTGGATCAATCCCAAGGACGGATGCAGCGTTAAAATTAGCGAAAGGATCTTTCGAAGTTTTCCCTCCAGTATAATCGTTATTTTTTTGTCTCATAATATCCCTGCAAGTTTCGCAGGTATCTTTATGAAGTTTTAATAGCTCTTCAGTTGTCATAATTGTTTTTTTCTTCCATTCTTTGTAGGTGTTTCTCCCAAATATCTTCTTTGCCGTATTCTTTTAGTTGTTCTTTTGCTTTGCGGATTCTATTTTCAGCTAAGTTAGCTCTTGCTTGCCAATATATTTGGAACGGAAATTTAAACCAGCAAATCAAGCCAACTACAATTCCAAGAGGTATGCCAATTAGAATTGAGGCAATAATCAGAATGAAGTTTTGAATTTTCTCTTTCATAAATTAAAGTATTCTTTTATAAATATTAATAAGACTGAAACCCAAATTCCAATAGTATATCCAATAACAAAATAAAGAAATGTGGCTCCAAATATTATTTTTTTTATTTTACGGTATACCACTTTGGCTTTTCGCTGTATTGCCATTTTGCCATGTAGGATTTATCATGATTATAATACTCACGATACTTTTCGACAACGGAAAGAGTTTCGAAGTTTGGTAGTTGTCTGCATCGCTGGTCTTGAGCAATAGCCACAGCAAATTCTGTTTGCTCTTGTTTGTCAAACTTTAAGCGATGTTTGTTCTCCAGAATCCAAATAAAAGTATCTGTGCTTTTGTGACGCTTGTCATACCTTCTAGTATATTCGTTAAGTAAAGCTGCTGTATGCTGGACAAGCCACTCAAAGTTACCACGGGACTCTCTAGCCCAGATTGCAGAGGGATGATTGTAATGAGTCTTCTTATATGGGGCTTCAAGATCCTGCATCCAGAATGTAGTGCAGAGAAGTTGATTGCATTCAAGAATCATCTTGACACAATGTTTGTCGCAATGCTGGCGAGCAGCAATTTCGGGGTCTTCGTCTAAACAGAATATATTCATGTCTGGGCCAATTTAAACTCTTAAAAATTGAAGTCAAGCATCTTTTCCTTCATTTGTGTGCAAGGCTACTTCGATCTCACGCCTAGGAAATGTCAATCCAACTACAAGAAAGTCCCAGAGGCTACGATCATACTTCTCGGTTAATCCTAATTTTTTTCTGGTTTCTGCGTAGAGATTAGCTTGAGCTTCTTTTAATTCGCTCATTTTTACCTTAGCGTTATCTAATAATTCTAATTTCTCTTCTGAGGTCATTGAAAATATTCTCAATGTTTTATCCGCTTAGTCAAGATCAAAGTGTAATTATTTAAGATGAAAAAGCTTTCTTCCGTCGAGGTTTTAGATAAAAAAATAAAAATTATTTACGAGGAAATGGAAGATTGGGGAGAATGTTTGATGGATGACAAGGTAATTAAATTGAATAAAAAATGCCTAACAGATCCAGAACAGCACTGGTGGACATTAGTTCATGAAGCAACTCACATGATTTTTGAGATGACAGGTATAGCCTTCATGGAGAATAATGATGAGGAAGCGTATGTCCGATGTGTAGAAAATTTAGTCATTCCTTGGGTGTTGAAACACAACGAGTTAAGAAAAAAGTGATTTTTTAATCAAAAAGGTATTGACCCTCCTGAGAATTGTGGTATTCTCAGGGCATGGAAATCAACAAGATATTCGAAGGGGCCATTGGACAAGAGTCAGTCAAGCGCACTTTGAGTGTGTTCATTGACTCTTATAAGGCGACAAACCGTTTGCCGTTTATCAACCTCACTACCCAGAAGGGTGGAGGTAAAACCTTCTTTGCTCGCAAGTTCCGCGAAGCTCTTGAGCGTCCAGATGGGACTCGTCCTCCAATGCTTGAGATTAACGGCAAGACAATCAGAAACGCTCGTGCGTTCTTTGAGCAGGTTTATCCAGTATGGGTTGAGCACAATGCCTTTCTGTTTATTGATGAAGGACACAACATCCCCAAGGACTTGCAGGAAATTTTCTTGACAGCACTGAATGTGGACAAAAATCCAGTTCGAACTGTTACTACAGAAGACGGGTCGTTCACCTTTGACTTTTCGAAGCTTTCACTTTGCATGGCAACAACAAATCAAGAAAAGCTTTGCGAGCCACTGAGAGATCGACTTAGAGATATTTCTTTTGAAGATTATTCTGGTGAGGAGCTTTATCAGATCTTTGAATCTAATCTAGAAAAAGAGGTGCAGATTGATCCTGCAACGAAGCAGGAGATCGTTTCTGTATTGAGAGGAAACCCAAGGGATGCTGTAGTCAAAGCTCAGGACGCTCAGACGTATGCCTCCGCTACCAAGCTGAAAGTCTTCACCAAGAGTGTTTGGTTTGAGTTTTGTAAAGCTATGGGCGTTAATCCGATGGGCTTGTCGAATTCTGAACTCCAGATAGTGAAGACCTTGCGAGACAGGGGAGCAATGACACTTAATGGTTTGTCTTCTGTTACAGGATACCAGAAGCAAGCAATCCAGAGGGACTACGAACAAATCTTAGTTAGGAAGAACCTAATGCAAATAGATGTCAAGAGAAAACTCACTGGAGAAGGGATTGCATTTGCTCAAACAATTTAATGAAAAAAAACTTGACCCTAAACCGAAACCTACTATTATAACGACATCGCTCAAAGTCTTAGACAGATCAGAAGAACTTTACGATTAATCTTTTCAACTAAAAAAACAAACCAACTAATATTATGGCAAAACGTGGAAGACCCAAAGGTGGCACATCATTCGTGAACATCAACCTAGAGCAACTGAACGACTTGTTTGGTAGAAAGCAGACAATCCCTGTATCAAGGGTTTGGCTTGAGAAACTAAACATCGTGGTTGACTCTACCCCTAGTGCAGTGATCACTAGCAGTGAAGCTCCTACAGAGGAAGCATCAAAGATCGACATCAAGCTAGAAGCATAATGTCTGAGGTCAAAACATACAATGTTTACAGTCGCAAGGGCGATTGGATGGGCGGGTATTCAACTGACCTTGAGAAAGTGAATCCCTCCATCAGTTGCTTGGAGATGGCAAAGCAAAACGCTGTTCAATGTAAGGGCAAGGTGCTAGCTATGTTCCAAGATGGATCAGAGAAAGAAGTATTCCCAAATGAGGGGGGATGTATAAATGGACACTGAAGCAATGTGGTTGTTTATTGCATTGATTGCAATGATCGTATTACTTATTAATTGTTTTAATTAATAAATAGAAGAGGGTGCATAGTCGATGAATGACAAAGATTTTAAAAAGCTTGTAGAGAGCGTTAACCAGATGGGAGCTATTATGCATGGGGATTCCATCCTAATAAAAATGGATGGCTACGATGACTGTATTGTCGGGGTAGTAGAAAGAGCTGGTCAAGAACCGATTCTCTGTTACGACAAAGAAGAAGTGCTTCGCAATCTGGAATCCAAAGGCATGAACAGATCCGAGGCAGAAGAGTTTTTTTATTATAATCAAATAGGAGCGTGGATGGGTGACTCTACACCATGTTTTTTATCAAAGGAGCTTGACAAGGACGAGCTTCTATCTTAGAGTCCTGAAATCAAACAAAAGAAAAAATGAAAGTAACATATACTCCGACCAACAAAAAGCAAATTGAGGAATATCTTGGAAAAGGTGATCCCACTTTATTAAACTCCAGTGTTTCGATTGAGCATCCTATGGATGATATGACTCTACCCGAATTCATGACACAAGCTATTTTTCCGATGCTTGTCGGCATGGGTTACACTGAAGGAACAATTGCGAGAACAGTCACTATCAAAGATGAAGATGGTGAAGCTCCTGCTGATTATTAAAAAAGAAAATGAAAACGCAATTATTTTTAGCTGTATCACTAACGCTTTGTGCGCTTGCGACTTGGACTTCGTTTAAGACTCCCGAAGTTAAAACCGTAATTCAAGAGGAGATTATTTATCCAGAAAAAGTTGAGGCTTGCGTGTCTCTCACCAAGTTTCAACTGGAGAAAATGCTTAGTTATTTTAATGAAGACGATCATCCTTCCGAAATGAAGCGTTTTAAAAGTTTGGTTAAGAGGGATGCGAACGGTTGGAGAATCTCTTCAACTCACTTGGCTAAAGGTGCAGATAAGTATCCTCTTCCAGACGGTGATTTCTTAGTTGTTGATGCCTCGTTTATTGATTATCATGGGAATTTCAAGGATTGTATCACCTACGCTCATAGCTATCAAGACAATCACGAATATATTGTGGTATCAGTCAAGTAAATTTAGGCTCTGTGGCGAAATTGGTAGACGCTGCGGATTTAAAATCCGTTGATCCTAGATCATGAGGGTTCGATCCCCTCCAGAGC